TGGTAATGTAAGAATGAACAAAGGCTTTTCTTATGGCTACAATAAGAATTTAAAGAATCAATTATATGATGGGTTCTTAGGTGCTATGGGAGAAATTGTATATGCAAGAGCTACAAATAGTTATTTTAATGGTTCTTATTCTGACAATAATAAGTTCTATTCAGAATCAGACTTTCAAAACAATATAGAAATTAGAACACAAGACAAAAAATCATATAATTTTTTGCTTATTAGACCTGGAGAAAAGCAAGGAAAGTATTTTTTGATAATTAAAGACAACGACAAAGATTATAATTTTACAATAAAAGGTTGGTTTGTATATAAAGATGATTTACCAACTGAAAAACTATCTAATTTTGGGTATCAGGATAGACCTGCTGCATATAAAATTGAAATAAATGAACTAACACCTATGGAGGAAGATGTCAGACAAGATAAATTTTAAATTATTTAAACCTTTTGGTTCTACCTTAGCAAAGGCAACACTGCCATTAGAACTATTAAAAGATTTTAAAGCGGATCTAAAAAAGATTAGAGAAGATAAGCAAAAACAAAAAGACCATGATTGGGGAGATAGACTTGTTGGAAGTGTATCTCAAGAGTTATTAATTACTCCAGAGGTTTTATTAAAATGGAAAAGAGCTTTTTTTGATCCTATAATAGCATCATATACAAACGCACATTTTAAATCTAACAAAATAAAAAACATACTCATCAACAGTGCATGGTACGTCATATCTCAACCAGGCGACTACAATCCCCTACACCGACATACTGAATATATTTTTCCAAATTATCACTTGTCATGTGTTGGGTATCTCCAAATTCCTAATATGATTTCAACTAAAAATGCAAAAGAACATAATGATTTTTCAGGTCAGACAGAATTTGTTGAAGGTTCTGAAGGTATGTTTAGTGATGTAACTTATAGAGCAGATTTAAAAGAAAGGGATTGGATTTTATTTCCTAATACTCTTTCACATATAGTTTACCCTTATAACACTAAAGATGAAAATAAGGAGAGAATCTCTTTTAGTTTTAATGCAACAATAGTTTTTGACCATGAATATAAACCCACAAATTGAAATTATTATATACACTATATTGACAATTTTTGTACTATTGGTATTTAATAACTATGCTTAAACAAATCGGAAAAGAGTGGAAGAAGAAAGAAGAAGGAGGAACTTTCACTGCCGATCACCTATCCCCATCGCAGCTCAATATGAACATCGATCAGTGGCATTATAACTATAATGTTTTAACTGCTGCTGAACGAAAAAAGCTCCCTGCAAACTTAAAAATGATCTTCGGTGGGTTGGTAGGTCAGGCACTACAAGATTTAATTACTGAAAAATTAACGATTGAAGAAGTAATGAAAGGAAAGAAATGAGCCAAGAAATATTAAGTAAGTTTGCACAATTACAAACTGAAAACAGAAACCAAAAGCAAGAACTAAAAAGATATTCTCAGATGCTACTTGCAAGAGATGAAGAAATTACAAAACTTAAAAAACAAATAGATGATTACCAACTTGGTGAAAAAATGGTTGCAAAGAACCAAAGCTATTTAGAGGCTAAAGCACAAAAAGATATTGACCAAGTAAAACAAAATCAAAAACTACAACAAAGGAAGGATAATGAAACTAAAACCACAAACAGAAGAAAAAAGTAAAGGCGGATTTAAAGAAAGACGCAAAGAATGTCTTACGAAATCTAAAGATATTCCTACAGTAGATATTAAAGGAAAGAAATATTCTACTGTAAACGAAAGACATAGACATCTTTTGCAATACTTTCCTGAAGCTAGATTTAATGAGGAAATACTTTTCCATGATAATGAAAGAGTAGTTGTAAAAACTGAATTGCATATTGGAGAAACTATTTATGCAGTAGGTCATGCAGAGGAACATAGAAACGCAAATTTTATTAACAAAACAAGTGCATTAGAGAATTGTTCCAGTAGTGCATTAGGTCGTTGCATAGCTGCCTTTGGTCTATCAGGTTCAGAATATGCTAGTGCGGAAGAATTAGTAAATGCTTTGAATAATCAAGGTACAACTAAATCAGTTTCAATTAAGGATGAAATAAAAAAGCAAACAACTGAAACAAAGTTGACTGCTTTATATTCTAATTGGAAAAAAGAGAATGATTCAATAGAAAAATCTTTTGAATCACAACAAACAAACATAAAAAAAAATGGAGGACAAAATGTCAAACAATGGTAGTGGTAAGCAGAAGGATTGGGTATTGTTTCCTTATGATGCCAACAATGAAAAAGCCATCAAAATTGATTTCTCAGGTAATGTTACTTTAGACAATGGTAATAAAGGAACTATCTTAGGTGTCAAAGGACAATCAAAAGATGGTAATACTAAGTTCCTTAAAGTCTATGCTCAGGTCGGAGTTTTATTTAAAGGTGATGATAAATTTACTGGTGAAATTAACTATGCCGAAGCTGGAGGACATAAAGGTTTAATCGGATGGTTAAATGAATCTGGTAATATTTTATCTGGTTATAAGAACGATCCTAAACCAAAACAACCAAAACCGCAGAGTAAACAAATACCTTTCTAAGTGAAAGTTGTTTACTTAGTTTTAGCTTTATTAACAGGTGAGAGTTATGTTTTACACAAGGTTAAGTTTGAAACTACTCTCACTTGTGATGAGATACATGAGGCAGTAATTGAATATAAAGAAATACAAAATAGGACATACCCAATATACAAAAACAAAGTTGCTTTTGCACATTGGTGTTTAGACGAACAAGGAAATTATTATTTAGGTGCAGAATATGAATGACAATGTAAAATTTATTAACGAACTAGAAAGATTGCTAAACCAAAAACAAAATGACTATGGCGATTTTGACCATACCTCTTATGTAATGGTTGGTATATTAGAAAAATATTTATCAGTTTATAACAATGTTGAGGTTAAAGTACCTCTAAAAGTATTTGGTTTATTTATGATTTTTTTAAAATGTTGGAGAGTCATGCAATCCAAAGAATACAAAAAAGATAACTTTGATGACATAAATGGATATACAGAACTATTGAGGAGGCTAGTAATAAATGAGCAAAAAAAGGGGTAAAAGACCTATGACACCAAAGATGTTCAAGCTATTGCAATTTATTAAGAATTACACTAAAAAGAACAAGTATAGTCCAACTTTTTCAGAAATGGCTTTAGAGTTGGGTTATAAAAGTAAAAATTCTGTTTCTTCTTTGTTAAAAAAATTAGAAGAAAGAGATGAAATAAAAAGAGATTATGCAGGTTATAGTCGGAATATTGAAATAAATGGTTAAAGTAATTAAAACATCTGATCTTGAGTTAGCTGCTAATTTCGAAGAAATTTTTGATGGTGCAACTGTGGAAGAAGCTACAGAAAAAGCACATAATCAAAAAATGCCTAGTGAGTCTGCAAAAGTAAATATCACCGATACCAGACTTGTTAAGGCACACATTAAACTAATCGGTGAGGAGAATGATGAGCTTAAGAAATAGCAATGTTCGTTTATACACTAAGCTAGATAAGGCACACAAAAAGATTTTTGGTGCTAAAGATAAGGGAAGACAGTGTGTAAATACTCTAAAGGCATTCAAAGAGTACAATCAGTTGTACCGAAGAATTGTCGAAGCTGAGAACAAAGATGCTAGATTTTTATATACTTAATTGAGTATATATAAAAAGTTGCATTTATACTTAAGGGATTCTATACTCTAAATTAAAGGAAGGAAACAAAATGAAACTATCACCCAAAGCTAAAAAGAACCTAGTAGAAGACAATCAATTCTATATTGATCTTGGAAAAAAACTAAGACTTGCAAGACGAACTAAGATAAATGAGTTTACTGGTAAAGAAAGTTTTATTAGTCAAACCAAAGTTGCAACTGCACTTAAAACTACATTTCAACAAATAGGTAAATATGAGAAAGGTGAAAACCGAATACCTATAGTCAATCTAATTAAGATAAGTAAGTTTCTAAAAAAACCATTAAGTTATTTTTTAGATGATTGGCAAGAAACAAATATTATTGCTGAACAATTTAATACTGCATTTCAAAAAGAATATGAAAGATTGCAGAAATAATGTTTGTTCCCATATTAGAAAAACTTAAAAAGATAAATCCAACAACCGATGAGTATGATGAGTTTGAGCATTACAAAACAATCATACCTAAAATGATTGCTAATGGTCATGCAGCTCATCAAACAATAGAAGGTTACGATACTTGTAAACCAGAGATAGAAGCATTTAGATGGTTCAATGGTGTTAATATTCCTGTGCATGGATATATAGATTTAAAAGGAGATAAGGTAATTATTGAGGATAAATGTAAGTTTCCTAGAAAGGGTAAGATTAAAAAAGATGGCACTAGGTCTTGGTTTACTTCAAAATTACCTGAAGACAAACCTGAACCTTATAATCTTTTACAAGTAGATTTCTATTGGTCAGTATTTAAAGTGCCTGTGTATCTTTGTTATATTAATGAAGAAAGTTTTAAAGTATTTCATGCAGGTAATTGTGATGAATTGAAACCTGAGAACATAGAGAAAAGAATACCAAAGATTATTCAACGATGTAAGATTAGACAAAACTTAATGCAGTTAAGCAACGATGCAAAAGTAATCAAAAACTATATTCAACCTCAGTTCGATCATTATTTTTGGCGAAACGATTTAGATGAAAATTATCTTCAAGATGCAATAAAATTTTACGAAAGTTAATTACCAATCAAATTTTTTTTCTTCTTTTATTTGTTGCTCAACACTATTTAAAACTTTTTGTTTGAGGTCATCATCTTCTTTCATGCACTGCCAATGAGCATGACCACCACCATAGAAAGATACAAAGCTATCTAAGTTCGTCATGTCCTTTTTACAGTAACGACAAATTCCTACATCAACAATTATTTGTTTTGATTTAACCCAAGTCTTTTTCTTAGGTTTTGGCATAGTTAGGTTTCTTACCTTTTCTTGACTTTCTTTCAGCTTTCTTTTTTCTTGATACCGCAGCTCTCCTTTGGGAAGGACTCATGGCTCTTGCTTTGGCTAGTGGTACACACTTAGGATAGTTTCTTCTTTTCTCTTTACCTGAACGACCACATTTAGGAAAAGAACCATCGGATCTAGGATTGGCAATGTCAACCCAGTTTTGTTGTACCCATGACCTTAAACCTTTTTTAGCCATTATCTTTTTCTTTTCTTAGCTTTCTTTTTTTTCTTTTTGCCACCAGGAGTTATCTTACCTGAGCAAACTGCACTGGCATACATGTTTGCGTACGCCGAAGGGTACACTTTAAATTTTCGCTTCGCTGCTGCCTTACCTCTTGCACATAATTTAGCCATCTTTGAACTCCTTTAGTATTTGTAGTTTTTCTTCCGCATGAGCAATCTTTTCAATCAGCTTATCTGATTCGTCTATGTGTTGAGGATGCTCACCAATCCCTACACTGTTTTCTAAATAAATTTTTAATGTCGCTTCAG